TGGTCTTTTATTGGGTCATCTTTCATATACTATCCTTCAAAAATTTAGGTAAAGGTTCTCTACCAAATGGTCTTACTTTACTCAAACCTTCAGCCATTTCTTCAGCATCTTCCTTGAATGTGAATACTTTGACAACATCGTTCGTTGGTATTTCAATAACTGCATATTCAACTTTTCTATTTCTATATATTGTATCAACATAGTAATTAATTTTATACTTTGACCTTTTACTTGAGGTCGGAAAACTTTTCATAAGTTTTATCTCCCAGTTTTTTTCCAACAGTAGTAGAATCAAAAACTGGGTCTAATCCAGAATCAACAATATCATTCTGTGCAACTTGTTCAACATCATAAAGTTTCATCTTTGCTCTATCTATACCTATAATAAATCTTTTATTCATTGTAGGGTCATTATATCTATTCTTTAATTGTTTAATCATAATCTGATTTAAGTCTTCTAGTTCTTCAGTAGATATGATTGCAAACATTAAATCGGCAGTTGCAGGCAAACCAAAACTTTCAGATGTATCTTCTAGTCCAACATCTGATGATGCAAATGCACCTCTAGTAGTTTGAGTTGCAGATACAATAGGTAGATTACATTCAACTGCAAGTCCTCTTAATTCTTCTGCGATAGATTTAATATAGAAATAAGAACCTACACTTGCATTACCTTTAAACCTAGATGATGAACATATGTTCAAGTAATCTATAAAGATTATATCTGGTTTAAATGATTTTTTAATTGCAAGTTCTTTTAGTAAACTTTTAAAATGTCCACAATGTGCAGACGCTGTTGGGTATTCTTTAATTACTACTTTACCAACTGTTTTATTTTTTATCTTTTTTATTTTATCATCAAACATTTTTTTAGGTAAATCGTGTAGTTCATCTATAGTGATATTCATAAGATTCGCATCTATTCTTTCTGCAATTCTTTCTTCAGCCATCTCTAATGTAATATACAAAACATTTTTACCTTGCATAAGTGTTGATGATGCGAGGTGACACATAAACAATGATTTACCAACACCAGTACCAGCAAGTGCAATGTTCAATGTTTTTTGTGGTAATCCACCTTTTGTTATCTTATTAAAATAATCTAAATCAAATGGAATCCTATCTTCTACTTTATGATAGTATTCATATCTTCTATCTGATTCCTCTATGTAATCATGACCAATATAATTATCAAATGATACTGCGAGTGCATCAGATAATAATTCTGGAATTGATTCAGATGTTTTATCTTTTACTTTATTGTCAATAATTTTAATACTATCAACAACTGCATTATATACAGCTTTATCTTTACAAAACTTTTCAACTGTATCTAATAACCAATCATAATCTACTTCGTTATATTCAAGAGATTGTAACAGAGATAAAACAGATTTATGGTCATCATCTGATAAGTCTTTTCTTTTTTCTATCTCTATTTCTAAAGTAGTTTTAGTTGGTGGATTAGAATACTTATCTACGAAATCATGTATTTCCTCAAAAAGAATCTGTTCACTTCTCTGTTGAAAGTATTCTTTTTTTAAAAATGGTATAACTTTACGATTAAAGTTTTCGTTATGTATTAGTTGACTTAGTGTTGTCTTTTCTATCGTCTGATTGTTTTCCACTAAAAACCTCTTCCCTTGAATAATGTCGGTCAACTATGTCACATAGTATATCACCAAGTAAATTTTTAAAATCTTTGTTAAAATAATTTGGATCATCTTCTGGTAACCCATTTCTGTCAATTATATTATAGTTAAATTTAAGTGTTGCTGGTAGTGTATTGTTATTTGCATCTTCTACTGATGCAACTTTACCATACTTATATATCACACCATCATATTTACCACCTTTTATTCCAATACAATCTTTGTGTTCTTTTTTATTTGTTACCATAACATAATCGTCTGCAATATTACCAAGATATCTTTTTGAGTAGTCGTATGCACCTCTACTCGCTGATATCTGACTCAGCGACTCTTTCTTGTCCACCATATCTAAATTCCTTTTTTGCACATTCTTCTAAAATATCCATTACATCTTGTGTAAAGTATTTTTTAGGGTCATTTAAAATTGTTTTACCATACTGTTTAGAACCATCTGGTAATTCATATCTAGTAGATATTTTTTTAAATACATTGTATTTTTCTGCAAGTTCAAGTAATCCATAATATCTATCAAGACCTTTATTGTAAGTTAACCTAACATCAACCATTTTATTTTCTACTGTAAGTCTTGATTTAAAGTTTTTACAATGTATAATATTTCCTACAACTTCAGTTCCGTCCTTTTCTTTTTTCTTTGAAAGATAAATGATAGATGAAGCTGCATATTTTAATCCAGAACCACCACCCATTTCTTTTGTAGGAAACATAGAACCTACTACATCATATGTGTGATTTGTTACAACCATAGGTACTTTTGCTTTACCAAGTTTTAAAGTCAACACTCTAAATGCAGCTTTGAGAACTTGAGCACGAGTCATATCTCTTGTTTCTTTTCCTTCAGCAGTATCTTCAACTTCTTTTGTTGTTGATAACATACCAAGTGAATCTAATGCAAGAAATAATGGTCTTCTCATAGATGTATCTTGATTGATATAACTATCTAAAACTTTTAATGATTGTGTTCTAAATTCTTGTACTGTAGTCACTGGTAGTATCACCATTCTTTCTGGGTCAATACCTCTATCGATTACCATTTGTTTAGTAATTGCACTTTCACTTTCAAAGTATATTACTCCACCATCTGGATTTTTATCCAGAAAGTTTTTACACATACCCATAAGAAAAAATGTTTTACCAGTTGCACTTTCACCAGCGATTGCAGTAATCTTGTTTGCTGGTAGTCCACCATTTATTGAACCAGATAGTAATGCGTTGAAAGCATATGAACCAGTATCAATAAATGTATCAACATCACCAGCCTCAACTCCGTCCGAAACTAATGATGCATATTCGTTACCAGTTGTTTTGATAACTTCTTTTAAAAAATCAGGCATTCAAATCTCCTTTTCAACATTGTAACATATTTTTTATATTTGTCAAGTTATGTATTTTTAAATACACATATCCTTTTAATTTACCTTTACTCCAACTTATTTCTGAGACTTTTTTCATACCAATCTTCTCATAAAATTTACAGGCTCTAATGTTATCACTTCTTACTGTACACCAAACATTTGTATTTACATAATCAAAAAATTTGTTCATTATTTTGACAGAGTTAACTTTATCATTTTCTTTTACCATATCTTTAATAATTACATCACCTTTGTTTACTTTATAATTACCAAATTTTTTGGATACTAAATATTTGTGGTAAATTATAACTAATCCATTTTCATATATTACTTTTTGTTTTTCCAAACATTCTTCAAGATAATCCTTTCTCATATAAGGAAATATATCAGCATACTTGTAAAAAATATGAAAAATTTTGTAATATGTTTCATAATTATTTTCAGCGTGTATCATCTTATCAAATTAGTATTACCTATTACCCAAAAACAATTCTTAACTTTTGTATCTATCATATTTTCCATCATCTCATAAGCTTTAGATTCATAAATCATATCTAATTCAAACCCTACATTTTTTTTAAGTAATTTATGATAAGGGTATTTACCTTTAACAAATTCAAAATCATATTCCCAATTCATACCATCTAAATTTTTATATACAGATTCTGTTCTATCATAACCAAAAGGTTGTAATGCAACAATTTTGAATTGTTTATTATATTGTTTTTTTCCTTCTAGTATTCCAGTTAAAGTGACACCACTTCCAACTGGAACATATAATACATCACAATCAACATTTTCTACTTGTTCTGATATTTTACCTATGATAGATTCTCTATGAGTTTTGGCTGCATAACCAAATAATATTTTAAACATAGGTTTATCTTCAGATAACTTATTTAAGTTGTGATATAATACATTATTAAATCCTTGACTTTCACTTAATATAACTAATTCTGAATCTAATTCTTTACACATTCTCATCGCTTTGTGTTTAAGTGCCTTTTCTATTGTTGTGTTTCCAAACCCTATGATTGATTTTAATTTAAATTCTTTTGCGACTCTTGATACTATCGGTGATTGTGGTGAAATAATTGAGGCTGCAGTTGATATTGTAGAATTACATTCTTCTTTAATATAGTCTAAATTCTTTTCTACTAAATCTCTACACTGTCTTATCTTACCACCACTTATAAAATTATCGTATGGTTTGTATAAGTCTTCCCTCTTAAATAAAATATTACTATATTCTTCAACTGGAGTTAACACAAAAAATTTTCCAATGTACTAACTCTACAATGTTTAAATATATCTTTATTTTTATCTTTACTAAAATACCATATATTCTCAATATATATTTTATTCATAAACTCATCCATTTTTTTCTTATCAAAGTTTCCATCTTCGTCTTTAAATACAGATGCACCTTGTGGTCTTTGCATAATTCTCATACCAACTTGACCCATAAAATGTGGTAATAACATATCAACGAGTTCATCACCAGAACGATATCTTTTGTTTTTTACTTTAGGGTCTAATATGTTTACCATCATTACACCATCGTCACTTAATGATTCAAATGTTTTTTGTGATACTGGTAGATAAAAGTTATCTCTCCAAGATTCATATTCATTAAATTTAAACCACGATTGTAATTCTTCTTTTTCACCACCCTCATTATATCTCTCTGTGGAAAAATATGGTGGACTTGTAAATGCACAATCAACATTTTTTATCTCGTCCCAAGGCAAGTCTTCTGCACCACAATTATATATTTGTGTAGTTTTTTTATTTCCAGTTAGACTATTCCAGAACTCAATCATATCTTTATATCTTTTAAAAGTATTTGGGTTGGGGTCACAACCAATATAGTGTGTTGCATTTGAGGCGAAGAAACCAGTAAGTCTATCACCCCAACCCATAGATGTATCTAATACAGTCTTTGCATCTGTCATATCATATATTGTTTTTGCAACTATTGGTTTAAATTGTGTTGCAATATAAGTACCTAATCTAAATGACATAATATAAATTCTACCATTCAGTTCTTGAGTATCATTAACACCACGAAAGATAGGCCCAAATGCACCCCACAGATTATCACCATCATTCCACCTTTTTACTGGTGATTTGTAACCATAAGAACCACACTCTAATCTTAAATCATTCATAAAAGAATCAGAACAATAATTAAATTTAGGTGGAGCACTAATTACACCTAATCCATATTTACTATATGGATATTTGTAATCATCATATTTTTCTAAGACTCTATCTTTTTGGTCTAGTGTTATATAATCGGTAAAGTCTGCACTTTGTAATTTACGGAAATTATCAACAACCTTTTCCTTTTCAAATTCTGCAAGTGGAAATGGTGGTTTTTCGTTTGTAATATATTCTGCAAGAGCCTTACGAAAATCTTCTTTACCATAATCATCTATAGTTTTAAGAAACAATTCTTTTTTCATAACTGGTAAACCAGTTTCATCAGAACATTTTTTTAATAAATCATATAAGTCTTTATTCACTAAAAGAAATCCTCAAGTGTACCTTGTGTACCATAAGTTCTATCGATATCCCATTTTATCACATTTAATATTAATGTCAAGGGGTCAATAAAAACTTTTTCAAACTGTGTTTCATAATCAACAAAATCATGTATCTTAAATTCTTTAGGTATCTTAGTAATGTATGTGATTACATTTGAAGTAAAAGGATTAGGTTGTTTTAGATAAACAAACTTAATCTTATCACCCTCTTGTATCAATGGGTATTTGTATATTAGTTTGTTTTGTTTTAACTTGTTGTTGTAAATCAACGCACCTTTAACATGAATCGGTGTTGATTTTTTAAATGTAGTACCACTATCAAAAAACTTTGATAATCCTTTTACAGAACGAGGGAAAGAAATAAGTTCTGGATTTACTTTAAAAAACTCTTCACGAAAATTAATAACAAATTTATTTAATTCAGTTGCATCACTTGTCATTATAAGTTCAAGTGCATCTTTAATCTTTTGTCTACACATTGCAGGCGTTGATGACTTAACGGCCTCAATACCCATCATTTTTAACTTTGGTTCTTTGTATGAAACACCTTCACTATCCCACACATTAAGAATATATCTTTTCTTTGCAACCCAGATACCTTTATCTGCAATCACTTCTCTTTTCATAATCATCTTGTTTGCATATGCATTTGTATATTGTTTAAGTTGTTCGTATGATTTTGTAATGTATGGTTCAATAGATTCCGATGCAACTTTATCTAAGAAGTTTATTGTTTTAGATAGTGCGTTATCACTTTTAATTGTTTGAGTAACAAGTTTATCCATAGTCAAATAAACAGAATCGGTATCAGATGCAATTACATAATCATCTTTTGTTTTTAAAACATTATTGAGATATTGATTAAGTTTGTTTTCAATCCAACGAATAGATAACTGACCACTTTTTGTAATACCTTCTGCAATCGCTTTATCGTAATAACGAAAGTATTGATTACC